GAGTTATTATTACGTAAACCATGGACCGAGGATGGGATTACTTGGTTTAGATTAAAAGATTTACAAGACTATCTTACAAGAAATAAATTTACTTACTTTAATACAGGCCAATTAGTACAAGCATTAAGACATTTAAAAGGTAAAAGTGAAAAATATAATCTTAAAGGAAGAACAGTGAGAGTGTGGGGTGTGCCTGCATATCAGCAACAAGATTCAGCATTTGATATAAAGGAGGTTGATGGTGCACCTTTCTAAATTAAAAAAGGGAATGAAGAGTGAACAGATAGCTATATTGCATTTATTAGAAAAAGGTTATTTTGTTTTTAAAAACTTATATGGAGTTGGACCTGCTGACCTCATAGCAATAAATGAAAAAGGAGCTGTAGAAATATTTGATGTAAAGACTGAGAGTTATCGTAAGACCTGGAAACCAGGAACACGTATATATAGAAGATTAACCCAAGAACAAAAGAAATTAAAAATGAAATTTATATTTGTAGATAAGGATGGAGCATGCACAGTAAGACTAAAATAATACTAGGTCCTCCTGGTACGGGGAAAACACAC